GCTGCCTGCGATTCCTTCCTGATCTTGTCGTCGTCCATCATTTTCTCCAGCGAGCATGTCTATTGACATGGGTTCTCTGCGTTCAGGCGTGCTGCCACCCGGCCACGCGCCATCCCTCTTTGCCACGGTCGATCAATCAGAAAATGGTCTCCGGCGCGGTTGGGAGCATTTCGCTCTCAAGGCGCTGTCGAGATTCCCCGACCTTCTCGATGATCATGGCCAAATCCCTCGCGCCGCCGACGAGAACCTGCGATTCCCTGTCCGACGACGCCGCGTAAATACGTTTGTGCGTGTCCGCCAGCCCCCTGGCAACCCACGCCATGAAGACCTTGAAATGCGGATTGCCGTCCAGCGCGACAACGCTCATCAATTCTTCCTTTGTAAAGTCCTTGATCATGCCGCATCGATCCCCATGCCGCCCGCCCCAGGCTGCGGCTCTCCGCGCATCGCTGTCTGTTCCGGCCTAGCCAGCGTGTCGGCAACTTGGGGCTGCCCAGGCTTCTGCGCCACCTGCTGCTGTTGCTGCTCCGCTGTGGCAGCCTCCATCTCAATGGCCTGCTTCATCTTGCCAAACTCTTCTAGCTCGTCCAGCTTCTCCTGGCTCGGGATCACCTCGTCCGGGTTGATGTCCAGCTCCATAACCTTCCTGCGAAGCAAGGCGGCACGCCCCTTCGGCCCGATAATCTGCATGTCAATCGGGTTGGCGGTTAACTGGAGTGCCTGCGTCAGCCTCGCGCTCTCCTGCTCGCGCAGAATCAGGCCCATCACGCCTGATGGGTTGACCTCCACATCTCCCTTAATGCTTTCATCCTCGTCGTAGAGCAGATTGTGGTCAGCGGTGCGTTTCACAACGTCGCGTATCACGTCCCGGTCGGTGGCGTGAACAACCATCTTAATGCCGCGTGAGGCCGCCTCGGTGAGAATGGCGAGCCCGCTTGCCGTCCGCGCTGCCCCCGCGCTGATGTTTGACCCGTAGGTGTATGCCGGGATGCCGGTGTCCGTATCGGCCTGCCGCAAGGCCCAGTCGAATACCGCCGTCAACTCCTTGGAGTTGGACTGCGGATTGAACATGTAGATCGGGTTGTCCACCTGGTTCGTCGGCGTCATGCCGTTCTGGAACAGCCACACCTTCCACGGCGACTGATTGACGCTACATGACGGATGCAGGCGGCTGATGTCCTTGATGACCGTCTGCGGTCCGCTGGCCTGCGCCATGTTCACGATCAGATCACGCATGGATGCGTTGCAAATCTTCTGCGTGGACTCCATCTTCATCACCAGGCTTTCACCCCACCACGAATCCGGGGCGCTGTAGAACACGCCCTTGGACAGCGGGCGGCCAAGTTCCTGGTCGATCACGCGACAGAACACAACCTCGTCTTGGATCGTGATGGCATCTACCTCATAGTAGTCGCCGGCCTTGATGATCCGCTTGTCGGACGTTTTGTAAATGCCGATCTCCAGCAGCATTGAGCCGCGCACATCGCCGAAGAACTCGATGCCTTCCAGCACGCAGTCGCCGCCCTGTTCAACGCCGTCGTTCTCCATCTGGCGGCGCATGATGTCGTAGGGCAGCGACTCGCGCACGCCTCCGTCGGAGTACATCTCAAGCAACCTATCAACCGTGTCACTCCGCCACGTTTTCCAGCCGGAGAACGCCCGCAGGGACTCCGGCGTGAAGCGCACGCGCTGGCAGAACGCGCCGTCGCCGATCTTCTTTGCAGCCGGGGACGGGAAGCAGTCCCAGGGCGACACGGCCTCGTACTCCAGTACGACCTTATCCTTCATCTCGTACTTGACCGTGCCAAGCCCCGTCTCTTTCAGCACCTTGCGTCGCCGCATCCTCGGAACCGGACCCTTGATGACGCCCGTCCCGTAGGTGCAAATGTAGTTACAGTAATCGCCGAACGCGCCGATCCATCCGCCCTCGACCATCTGGTCGTGGACCTTCTTCTCCATGCGCAGCGCACGGACGCGCGCCCACTCATCCTCGACCTCCATAACCTCGTCCAGCTTGCTCTTGGCGTACTCGGCGATGACATCCGGCGGCGGTGGCTGGCCGGTCAGTGCCACCATCTCCAGCCAGTCTTTCATCGTCGCCATAACCGCCTTCATCACCACGCTCTGAGGAACCTCGGGCTTCGGCGATGGGTGCATCGCCCACGGCTTGTCGCCGGGGTTATTGAAAATCTCGCCGATCATCGCCATCGCGGCGCGGCGCTTGGTGTCGGCAACTGGTGCGTACACGATAGGCGCCCCCTTGGAGACGAACGCCGCGGTCTCGGACATGTCGTACTCGCACTTGACCATGCGCAGGCACTTGAGAAGCATGTCATCGACCCCCGACGTGCGCCGATGGTCGGCATTTCGGTTGAAAATGCGCCTGATATGCGCGGCGAGCACCGCCATCGCGGGCTTCTGCTCGATGGCCACCTGGATGGGCGCGTTTGCAACACCCTCAATGTTTAGACCTTCCGCCATGTACATCCATTTAACCATACCATGACCCGATCTGTGTAAAATTTAGCCACTCAGAAGAATCCAGCCACGTCCATCCTTGCATCCAGGTTGCGATCTCCGAAATCCCTCGGCAGCCACAGCCCCCCGTAGCGGTCGTTCGGCGTCCCGAACAGGCTGTCGCTGCTCTGATGCGTCACCCCGAAGCAGACGTACTGGAGGGCGTCGTGCGGATGACTGAACATGTTTTTCTCCGGCGAGTTCGTCACCCGCTCGTCGCCGGCATCCGCCGTGTTCATCTTCCGGTAGTAGTACCGCCCGTTGAACCCCTCGCGGATAAATGGGGCATCCGACCCCACGATCAGCCCCGGCTTGCCGTCTAACTGCGAACGCAGCAGCGTCGCCACCGCCTCACGCCGCAGCACAAAGCTGTTTTTCGGAACGGGACAAGGAGCCGTCTTGACGCCAAGCTGGTTCATAATCTGGATGCACGTCGCGTCGTCCGTCTGTCCCCTGTCCGCACCCGCCGGGTCGCCGAAGTTGAATACCCGCATCTGGTTGAACCTGTACTTGTTCACCAGCAGCGGCATCAACAAGTCCTTCGTGAACTGCGTGATGCCCATGTTCTCGCTCTTGACCTCTTCCAGAACGCGGAACTGCCCGTCCATCCCCATCTGGCAGATCACCGTGCATGGCGTCCTCCCGAAGTCCGTCCCCAGCCACAGCGGAAGCCCCCAGTGGACGACAAGCGGCTTGTGGCTGAAGTGGATCGCGTCCCTGTACTCGGGATACACCGGTTCCCCACTGACCGTCGTGCCGTACTCCCCCATGAGGAATACCTTGATGCGGGCATGGTCGTTGTCCCGCGTCTGCCGCATGTAGTATTCCCACCCCTCGTTGTGGTTCTTGATGTTCTCGGCGGCGGGAAAGCGCTTGTCGCGCCCATCGTTGGGCTCATACCAGATTTTCCCCTGGTGCTCGCGCTTCAGCACCGCGGGCGGCTGGCGGAAGAACGCGAACCCGTCCGGCTTCATCACCTCCGCGAACTTGTACCACCAACTCGTGTCGCTCGGCGGGTTGGTGTCCATGATCATTCCGAATCCCTTGTACTTCACCCCGGCATCCGCATCGGCGCGCGGATAGCGGCCCGTGCGCTCGTAGGCGCGCGACAGATACGACCACGGAAGCTCGCTCGCCTCGTTGGCCCACACCCCCGTAATCTCCAGCGACTTCAGGTCACGCACGCTCTGATCGGTGTCCAGCGCCAGGAACTCCAGTTGAATCTCTACCATCGTGCCGTCGTTGGCGGGGTGGGGAAGCGTCAGCACCCCGCTGATTGGCGCGCTCATGTGCATCGCCGTCTGCGGAAACCAGTCCAGCCACGTCCTGAGCGTCGTCTTCTGCAACTCGCGGTACGTCGAGCGGATGATCAGCCACCGGCTGCGCCTCACGTTGTCATGCGGGCTCGCCACCTGGCTGCACGACCGACCGAAAATCTCCCAGCAGCACATGACAGACTTGCCACTGCCCACCGGCCCCATGACGCCCTTGATACTGGACTCCGTGTTGTGGAACGCCACGCCCGTCGGGGACGCGATGTACGTCAGGTGACGCTTCTTGTGGCCGCCGCATGCCATGTCAGTTCACTCCACCGGATACACCCTGTACCACGCCTTGTAGAACCCGCGCTCGCCTTGCGCCTGCACCGTGACGACATGGTGCCACGACGACACCATCTCAACCGTCTGCTCCGGCTCCGTCCACGTCTTGAAGTCCCGGCTTGCCGTCACGAACGGAATTGCGTTGACGCCACTCGTCGGAACCGTTATCCGCGCAACACCACCCGTCACATGTAAATCGATAATCGCGGCCTGCACGATGCGGACAAGGCTGTTCGTCAGGAGGGGCATGCTATGCCTCCAAGCGGATACTTCTTCTTCGCGTTCTCAATCCGCGCCTTGGCAATCTCAACATATTCGGCTTCCCGCTCGATGCCGATGAACACGAACCCTTCAAGAACAGCCAGGCAGTCGCCGTGGTAGAGCGTCACAGCGTCGTCGGAGTAGTACGGCGTCACGCCTTGAACCTCTGGATCATCGCCCCCGCCAACGACTCCCCACGCCAGATCGGAACATGGATGCGCTGGAAGTTCCCGCTCTTTGCAATGATGTCAATGCCGTACCCTTGACTCCATGACGTCGGATTGCTGTGCTGCCAGATCGGCTGCATCTGCGACAGGCACCCCGGATTGAACGCCTTGCATATCCCCACGCCAGGAAACACCATCGTCGCCGTGTCTTCGCGGTGAGTATGAAAGAACGTCACGTTCGCCGCCGTCCGCCCAACCGCATCCCGCGCCGCGTTCACCGACTTCCCAAGCTCGTGCGTAAACATCATCTTCCCCAGCACAATCCAGCCCCTCGGCAAACCCTCGCCGTAAATCTCGCTTCTACGGTAGTACTTGATCCCGCGATCCTTCAGCCTAAGCACATGCTCCGGCGAGAACGCACGCATCAGAAACTCCGCATCACGCTTGTGCGCCATCGTCTCGTCAACAACCCACCGTTCAACACGAGACTCGTGATTCCCCTCCAGATAGTGAATCTCCGCCTCCGGCGCAGCACTCCGCAATTCGTCCAGAACTACGTTCGCAGCCTCAATATCCTCCTGGTATGAGTAGTCGCAGTTCGCTACAAAACCTATCGGCTGATGCTTCGCCAGCCAGCCGCCGCACTCCAGCAAATCCCCGCCAATCACAACCTCGTCGGGATTCAGCGTCTTCACGTCACGCAGCAGTGCGTCCACCGCAGACCTGTCCATCATCATCCCATGAACATCGCCGAAGCATACCCGTACCCTGTCCGCCTTCCGGCTAACACTGGGCTTCTTCGCACCAGGCGGCAACCTCCGCGCATTACGCAAATCGGTGTACTCCGACAGCAGATCGTCACGGTCTTTCTTCAGGGCAGCAATCATCACCCGCGCCTCGCGCAGACGAGACTGAGCCACAATCACCTTCTCCATCGCACTGTCGCCGGTGATCTGAAGATCGCCCAAGGGTATATGCTCGATCCTGGTCATGACTTCATGCTCTCCGGGTGTACCACCACCGCCACAAACTCGCCGGGTGTCGCCTCAACATATCCCAGCGCACCATGCTCCTTCGCACGCTTGCGAAGCGTCTCCACGCTCAAATGCCACGCACCAGCTAAATCCTCCACCTTGTACCCCACACCGCGCTTCAACCCGTACAGCTTGCCCTTCAGCGTGTCCTGCGGCCTCTTGCTCAATACCGATACCCCGCGAAGACTGAACGTCGCCACGCCCGCCGGAGCATCCAACACGCAGCACTCATTCTCAACTTCGTCCGGCTGCGCCAGCGCCCTCTTGATCTTTCCCCTGCCGCAACCAACCCGCTCCGCGGCAGCCGTCATACTGCCGTACTTCGCAACCAGCTCACGAGCTTCATGCTTCGTCATCCTAATCCCTTTCTCATGGCCAAGTGGATTGCCCCATAAGGGGCGCGTGTAAGACAAATTTTACACAAAAAGAAAAAATTATGGCAACTTTTAGCTGAAAAACCACAAACCAAAACCCCAACACCCCACGGAAACAACGCCATCAAGACCTAGGCACCGTCGCCCAGTAGCTAAGAAAACAACGCCACGCGCACTCGGACGGGCCCCCTATAGTAGCGGGCATAGGGGCGGGAACCCGCCGGAGTCCCGCTGCCCCCAGGGGGGGGGCGGTCGGCTAGGTCGGTCAATCGGCGGGGGGCTGGCCGGGTAAAATGGAGAGGCGGTGGCCGGGCGCGACCGGCGGCGGTGGAGCGGGTGGTGGCAGGTCGGGGTCGGCGGCTGGGTGCCGGGTGTGCCGTGGTGTTGCCGGCATGGTGCTAGGATACCCGCTCCGAGGGCTTGCAACCCTCACGGCATACAGCAGAAATCGCAGAAAACGCCAACAAAACAGGGCAAATCAATCGTCCAGATCGGGAAGCGCGGCGGGCGTTGTGCCAGTTTCCGCCGGAATATCGACAGCTTCGGCCTCGATTACCGGCTTTCCGGCCTGCATCGGAACCCCCTGGATGTTGTAAACGACCTGGTGACCGATGTTGACGGCGGCGGCGGACCGATCCGGCTCGCCGAATTGCTCCCGGTCGAGGCGGGACAAGCCAAACTCCAGGAGTTTGTCCGAATATCGGCGCCGGGTGGCGACAATCCCATCTAAATCCTTACCTATCCGGCCTATCATCGGTTCATCCACGCCCTCCACGGCGCGCAGCAGGAGCGCGTCACGCGCGCGCGCCCGGAAAATGCGGTCTCGGAACTGGCCGGCAGCGCGCAGCAGCGCGCCGAACCCGTCGGGATCCAGCCGCTCACACAAAATGACCTGTGCCCAGGTGAGCCCGGACGACTCCAGGGCGGCGGCGTATGGGCAACCGTCAACCAGCCTACCGAGGAGGTTGACGCAATTCGCGCGCGGGAGTTGTGGCGCGAGGGCAACCCCCGCCGAACTGGCATGGCCACCAGAACCCCCAGGATGACCGCCAGTGGGGTTGTCGCCCCCGGCCCCCCCCACGGCATCGGCCAGGGCGCGGAACGCCGCTACGGCGGATTCTGGCGGCTCTACGGGTGCGACAGCCGCCAGGGCGCCGGGTATGGCCTCGGGGTGGCGCAGTAGGTTGCGGGTGTCGGCGTGCGGCTTGCGTGGCTTACGTTTTGGTTTTCTCATGGCGTCTGTTTCCTTATTTCCCGACTGGCCAGGAAATAACATCTCCCAGGCCCTGTTATTCCCCCTCCCTATTTCCTAACCCCCCC